AGTGATTTGGTCTTGTAGATACTTAAATAAAACTGTACCCAGTAAGTTCTTCAAATACTTATCCTGCGCTGTTCTTACAAATGGTAATAAAGCATCTGCATCAATCGCTCCCTGCAAAGGTGAGTTTTTAATAATATCGTTTCTTGTTATAAAAAGTGCGTATGACATCTATATTATTTTTTAATTATTTCGTATTCTCTTTCAAAAAAAGGAGATGATAAAGAAACATTTGGATGTAAAGTATCTTCTAATTTTTCTGAAGGTTTTGGTTCTTCTATTGTTTGATCACCAGGATTTTTTTGTGTTGCTGGATTTTCTAATGATTTATTAGTTTCATCTTCAACTTGTGCTACTGTTTTACCCGTCTCTTCTGCAGTTTGTGAAAGAATAACTAATGGAGTTAATTGTTCAAAGTATAATTGAGTATCATCATATCCACCAACCTCTAATGCATAATCTAATGAATTTAAGATTAAGTTTTGGAAAGGTGATACAGTCATTGTTTGCATAATACTGAATGCTGTTTTCATTTCTTCTGATTGAGAACTAAATCCATTATTATCAGTTCTAATACCGAATAATAAAGGTGAAGTTACTCTATGTGCCACCAATATTCTATCTTGCACATAATTCGCTACATATTCATACTTCTCATGAAGATTATCAATGTTGATTGCATCTATTGTAGGTTTATTTGCCGCATCATCATTGAACGATACCATAAATCTACCTGCGTTATCTGTTCCTGTGAATTTAGCCTGTAAAAGGTCTTCTATTGTTTGTCTTTCTTCAGGAGCTGGAACACCATTGTTAAAGTTAATCATTACCGCCGGTAAGAAACCATTTACAATATTGTTGAAGTGTAAGTTAGAAATCTCACCTTCTGCTACTGCTAATTGTAAAGCTGGAACCCAATCTGGTAGTGAATAATAGTACAATCCAGGACAATAGTTCTTTATGTATAGTATTTCACACTTTTCTTGAGATGTTCCAAATGCAGGTATTTTCTTTTTGTTTCTTACTGCTTTCTGGTCAAACCAATCAGTACAATAAAAATAATTTTGTACTTTAGGATGAAAATATATTTTTTCTGCTCTTAAGTTTTGAATAGGTACGTGATATAACTTAATAACTTTAGTATGTTCATCATTCCAATATACCTGAAATGCTGCATTACCATACAACTTCAAATCAAATGATACTCTCTTTGTTTCTTCTTGAGGAATTAACTTTTGTAATACTTCATTGAATCCTTCGTTTTTAGAATATAATCCTTTACCATATATTAAATCTGCAATACCCTCAATAGATGCTGCGTTTGTAGTTGATACATTGTAAGAAGTAGTTATAGCTGAAAAGAAATCATCATGTCCATATACACCAAAAGGAACCCATGGTTGACGAGTTTTTGTATCCTCATTGATAATAGGAAGAGCGTTATTCGTTACATTAACAATACTAAATTTTGTTGTTTGTTTCATATCTTATGTCATTATGATATATTCATTCGTACTCACGTGCGATTTATAATCTGTTATCTGTGTTTTATATGTTGGTTTATCGTATGATTGAGATTGGAATACTTCTAAAGAACCGTTCCATATTTCGGTTGTACCATTGTATAGAACTAATCTTAATCCTTGTCCACTATATGCTCCACTAATACTTCCTGTAAATGCATATAAGTTTTCATATGCCGTAAATGAACCCGAAACTAAACTCATTGTAGAATTTGTTAAAGTGTACATATCTTGGTATGACATCGTAAAAGAGGAAGTAATTGATGCCGTATCCTGTGTTCTAATGGTAAAGTTGTTGGTATTATCTAGGTAATAAGCTAACATTATCTCGTTTTATCTTTTTATATTTAACAAACGGACATAAAAAAAGTGTGATTATTTCTAACCACACTTTAATATGTTTATCAACTAACTGAATTAGCTATATACAATAGTTCCACCATTTAAAACAGATGTTGGAATTGCTGTTGTAGTTGTTGAACCAGAAATCCATGTTGCTGGATATTGTTCCATACCAGTCAAAGTTACTGAATAACCATAAAGGTCACCCAATGCTCCACCTGTTTGGATAGTACCTGCAGTTACATCCATACCTAATTTCAAACCTGCTACAAATGCATCACCATTGTTTGTCCAAACGATAACTTGAGGTCTACCATAAGCCATCAACTTTAATTGAGTGCTCATTTCGTTTGTAAGTTTCTTAAGATTTAATACTAATTCTTGGTTGAAGAATGTAGTACCATTTTCTCTACTTGTATTAACTGTTTCAGTATAGTTGCTCGTTCCCTTAAGTTCATAATAATATAATGAACTACTTACTGGTAAGGCTGTTATAATGCCTTCAGGAGTACCACTTAAAGCGCCTGTTGTAGTGAATGAACCAGTTGTGTAGTTAATAAAATACACACCTTGTATACCACCAATACTCTCTTTACATACTTCCTGTCTTCCAGCTGATAAGTTACATGCCATAATGAATAGTTTTTGTTTTTGTTAAAGTTGGTGGGTTTTTACACCCACCGACCTAATATTGTTTTAATTAAGATGCTTTGTAGTAAGCGATATCAGATGCAATACCGATTTGTGTACCAGCAGTGTATCTCATAATTACTCTAAAGTTTTGAGAACCATCAATGTTAGCCATATCTAATACTTTAACTTCGTTGTAATCAGATAATAAACCTGTACCGAAGAATAAGTTAGATTTTTGTGCAGCTACCATTGTAGAAGAAGCCATACCAGGACAAAATGCGATGTCGATACCGTTGAAGTTCAATGGTTTCTCACCAACATTTAATTGATTGTTCCAACCGTTAGCGCCTTGAGAACCACCAGCTAATGCTTGTTGGTAAGCCTTAACAACATTTGTTGGAGCGTAGATCATTAAATCTTCTTTTCCATAAACTGTGTTAGGGATTGCGTTCACTAAAGAATCTAAAGCTGCTAATACATTTGCAGAAGTGATTGAACCACTTGTAGAAGCAGAAACTGCTGCAGAAGCTGTGATAGCGTTATACAAACCACCGAATTGACCGTTTGCAGAATTATCACCAGTCCAAATTGATTGTTCAGTTGCTTGCGCTACTACACCACCAACATAAGAGATTAAATAATCAGTGAAAGATTTAGGAATCTCATCAAATGCAGAGTATCCTAATTGTAAAGCTTCCCATGATTGTACGAAGTTTTGCTTACATAATTGTAAGTTAACTTGTAATTCTTTAGGAGTGATAACAGTTTCAGTTAATGCAACTGAACCAGTATCAGTTACGAAATCACAACTAGCATCGTTAATGATATTAGTTACTGCGATTTTTTGGATAACTTCTTTATACTTCACATTTGGCATAATTGTGATGTATTTGTTATCCAATGTTTTTGCACTCAATAACGCTGCTGCGATATATTGTCCTGCGAATTCACCAGAATATGTAGGGTTTGTACCTGGACCTGGGAATGTAGGTTGAGTGAACTTTTGTAATTTGTTCATTTTGAATAATTTTTTTTTTTGTTTATAATAATATTTTATCTATACAATTTAGATAAGAAAGAAGATTGTGAATTTTGTACTTTCTTACCATATCTTGCGTGAATATCTTCTTGAGTGAATACTGAACTCATTTCAACAGGAGCACCATCTAATTTTGGTAACTCTTCTTCGAAATTGATATCATTTTCTTTACTTACTTCTGCTTCTTTAGAGATTTCTTCTTTATTAGTTAAATCACCAATTTTGCTCTCTAATTCTTGAATTCTATAAGCCATTTCTTCAACCTTAGCGAATACAGTTTCTAAACTTAATTCTGCTTTATCTTCTGTTGTTGGTAATGGATTAACACTTACAGTTTCAGGATGTGCACCTAATTCACCAGTTGGTTCTGCAACACCTGCTAACATTGAAGAAGTTTTTCCTTTTGGAGGGAATGTTAATCCTTTTTCAGTATTATCATTTACTTCAGTTGGATCGCCAGGTAATGCTTCTGTTTTAACATCTTCCACATCTTCTTTAGCCATTTCAGTTTCTTCACCTACTTCTGGTTGTGCTTCTTCAACATTTTCTCTTTCTGTGATAACACCATCTTTAGTTTCAATTCTGATAACTACTTCGTTACCTTCACTGTCTTTTAATGCGATTTCGTGCTCACCATCTGGTGCTGGAGTTTTAGTTCCATCTTCAGAAACTACTTCTACCTTTTCACCTAAATCAAATGTTGGAGATTGTAAGATTGTGCCATCTGCTGTTTTAGCATCTGTAAACATTACCTCTTCTGCAGATAAGTTTAACATTTTAGCTATTTTACTTAATACGTCTTTTGAGTTCATATTTGTTTTATTTTAATTATTTAACAATTGTATATATTTTTGTTGTTATTTTTTTAGTTATATCGTTTTTTTATATCTACTAAATCATTCCATTCTTTCACCAAATTGTGGTTTTTCTTCTCTAAATAATCAATGTAGTTGTACAGACTATTGATTTCGGCTTTTAAATCCTTATTTTCGTCCTCTGCCAACTCTAACATTATTTCTAATATTTGTATATCCATTTTATTAACTTTTATAGTATACAATTACTACACCACTACCACCCGTTGTTGTATTATCAGTTCCACCACCACTACCACCACCTGTGTTTGGTAAACCACTTAAGTTATTCCAACCTATTCCACTTTGAACTCTTCTACCTCTACCACCTCCACCTTGTCCTCCTGCTGCACCGGCCGGGTCAGTATCACTACCACCTCCACCTCCGCCACCGAAGTATTCTAATGTTCCTCTGAAATTAACTCCTATACCATCTCCACCAACACCACCTTTTGCTCCATTGGTAAATCCGAAACTAGCACATTGAGCGTTTGAACCACTCTGCATAGCTCCACCACCACCTCCACCTGCGTTATAGAATGTATAACAATTTGTTACATCTGAACCTTTAGGTAATGATGCCGGTGCTCCACTCGTTCCATCTTTTAAACCACCACTTGCAATTAAATTTATAAATGAGCCAGATGTGAATACTGATTGTGAACCATTGTTATTGAAACTTCCACCATTACCAACTGTAACTGTGTATACTCCTGTATTTGGTACAACAGAAGAAGTTACTACACCTCCTCCACCTGCTCCATTCCAATATGTTCCAATTTGAGAAGTTGCTCCACCACCGCCACCAACAACTAATATATTAAGTGTGTTAGTGTTTAAATAGTTTTTACCTGTACTATGAACTGTGAATGTAGAAGATGAGTTAAAGGTATGATATGTGTATGTATCGGAGCCAGAAGTAAATGTTCCTATTGCTCCTCCACTCGCACTTATAAAAATATCATATACTTTATCAGTACCTAAATAAGCTTTCTTAACTAAATTAGTACCAATATAGGATGCCGTTAAATCACTATTTCCTAAATTTATTGCCATGGATTAAACTAAAATATATAATGTATTACTATCCTTTGTTCCTAATGCATTGTATTCTGCAGTAGTTAAAGAAATTATTTTTGTTACACTTGCTACTGATGTGTATGTATCTCCAACATTACTAATTAAACTACCATTCGCACTTCCACTATTAATTAAAACAGAACTACTGAATGATGCGTTACCTACTACACTTAATGATTGAGTTACATTTAATGGTACTAATGCAGTCATTGTACCATCAGTATAAGTCGCCTTACTTTGGAAACCTAATACTGCCGGATAACTATCTGTTGGATCATTAACATAAATTGATGATCCGTTTGACCAGTTTGAAATTCCAAAATTAGTAGAATCAATAGTAAATCCTATTTCATCAAATGTATTATTATTTGCGTTATATACACCAGCGTTAGGTACGATACCTGCTGCAAAATCAGTTCCAAAATCATTAGCAAAAACACCTGCTGTATTCAAATTAATTTCTGAAACAGTAGTTCTTACTCTTGCAGTACCACTTACAATTAAATCTAATGATTCACTACCACTAATTATTAAACTACCACTTATTCTTTGATTACCTACAAATGAGTTAGAACCAGTAGTTGCATATGTACCATTCTTAAAATCTTGAGATGCGGTATATGAGTTAAATGATGCACTAGAAACATAACCAGTCGCTAATGTACTTATTCTACTATCAAATGAACTACTATCCCCTTTATATTGTGTACCACTAAAGAATGTACTTGCACTCAATTGTGTACTAACAGAAGAACTAAATGTTGTAAATGATGCAGTATCTAATTTACCATTAATGTTTGATTGTAATGTAGAAGAACTTGCATTCAATGCCGCATCTGTTGCGTATAATGTATCTAATGAACTACTCCAACTTTCCAAACTATCTAATCTAGTATCTACTGAAGTACTATATGCAGGAAATGCTGAACCTGAATTAACCGATTCATAAACTGATTGAGAAAAATCATTCCAATTCTGTGAACCAAAATAAATTTTTGTAGGTGCAGTAAAATATGCAAATCCTTTTATTGTATTAATACTAAATGCATTAGCACCAATAACCGAATCACCATAAATTCCTAAACCACTCGCACTAATAGAGCCTGTAAATGAACCTTTACCTATTACATTTAAATCTTCTTTAACATATAATTGTTGTTCAAATGTATTATCTTGATTGAATACATTAGATGCAGATATAAATGCTGATTTATCTTCTAAATAATCTAATCTACCATCTACACTTGCACTATTTGTAGTATATGTAGAAGTTGGAAGTTTAGTATTAATTGTTGTTGTTAATGATGCTGATAAAGATGCTGTTGCTGCATTTAATTCAGTTTGGTTGATATAATCAATTACGATTGAAGAACTGAATGATTCTAAACTATCTAATCTACTATCTACACTCGCACTATTAGCATCGAATTGTGTTTGTAATGTTAATGAATCAATTACATCTGTATTAAATTCTCTTAATCTTGCAGGAGAAATATATCCTGTGTTATTATTAGGAAAATTATCCTGATTTACGGTCTCTAATTGTTGTTTATTTAAT